GATCCAGGTGGATGAAGACACCTGCGTGATACTCGGCATTTGCTGCTGAGGATTCATTCCATTCCCATCCTCATCACTCTTCCAGTCTGGTGCTCCGCCTGCTATCCTGGGGAAAGCTCCTGGCCCACCCGGCTGGTCGTATGCTGGCTCAGTGGCAGAAAACCCATTACCTGGGAACATGAAGATACCGTCGGCCTTCGTATGGAAAGCCATGAACGGCGGCTCGTCCACGTCTGGCGTGAAGACAGTCGGCGGTGTTAGCCAAACCTCAAACTCACTGCCAGCACCGGCATCCGCTTGCGATCGTACCCAACGATTAGCTGCAACCGGAAAATGGTTCACTGATGTGATGAACGTCGCCAGCTTACTGCGTACAAAATCATCCGCATCTGACGCGTTACCATTACCGCCATCCAAGGCATCTGTGTTTTTAACGAATGGCATATCTACTCCATTAGAACTGTATAGAAGTCCTGGAGATCAGTTTGGTCGATGTTCGGGAAAACCATATGCTCCCGACCTAACTGATCTACGATAATATTTTCAGCGATTAGATCCCGTGCCGCTAGCTTAAAGAGTCCGTCAGTCTCTCCTAAAACCTGTACTGCACCAGGCTCGTCTTGATAAAAAGTGAACGGAAGCAAGAAGTACAACCTTGACCCGACACCAACATTCAGAAAGCCCATATCCCCTGGAGTACTATTATAATGCTGGTCTCGCCAAAGACCACCAAAAATAGAAACAGTACCACTACCGGTTGCAATATTCGGAGCTCGGGTTTCAACTACGTTAGACAATGTGTTAAGGGCTTGCTCCGGCCATTGATCCCATGCTGTGTTACCGGTAGCTCTTTGATTCCAATTCCCTGCCTGGTCCCTGAGAAAGTATTGATTTGAGCCGGGCTCCACGAGAAAAGTAGTATGAAGCCCGCCTTGTGTGGTGCTAATCAACTCACTACTTCTCTGAGTTGTACCAGCAATGAATAGGGGAAGGGGCCACTTGCTGGCTGGGTCCGTAATAAAAGGAACAAACAAGCCCATGTAAATCATTTCGTATGTGCTGAGCGAATGCGCAACCATAATGAAACGCCGCGGTGTGACGAAGAAGAAGAAATCTAGATCGCTCACAGTCAAAGGTACTCTTGCAGAGGGGATAGAATTGCTCATTGCTGTTACAGGACTTATCCCCGGCTGATCTTCCCAGAGTGAAGCTCCGTTAAATCCAGAAGCTCCTGCTAGCATCCACTGAGGATTGCCGCCCTCAGTTTCTGTAAATGCACCGATAAATGGGTTTGCACCTGAGTTATTTACCCCTTCCGCCCAGAATTCAGCATCGGTCTGATCATCAGTATATGTCGTGTTCCGCATCAACCAACCAGAACGAGTCAGATCAAGGGTAGCGCCGGTTCCACTTGCACTCGCAGTAGTAGCTACTGGGCTAGTTGGTAATTCAGAATAATCACCAATGTTAACTGGTTTCACCGTTAACACTACACCTGCGGCTTCCGTAAGAACCTCAAACGTTCCTGCGGTAGTCTCAACAGTGCCGCCAACCAGTGTCAAGATCTCTCCAACTACATATCCAGTCCCGCCTGCATTAGGTACAGCAGTCACCCAACTGTCCATGATTAAGTCAACAGTTGCTCCTGCCCCCGTCCCTCCTACTAGCGCATTTCCCGTAAGAGTAGCTGGTTCGATGATATAGCTACCCGAGTTATTCAGTCTTAGAGCGGTGATGACGCCGGCTGCTTCAGTTATTACTTCGAACTCCGCCGGGTGCGCAGATGTACCGAACGTGGTGCCACCAGTAATTCCAAGAATATCACCAACTACATATCCAGCCCCACCCGCATTTATGGTGCCACTCCCAACATGACTCCCCCGGATGAAGTCGAGCATATCCTTAAACAAGCGGATATAAGCTTGGTCCGGGTTAAGTACAGACGAAGTACCTATTTGAAATGGCATCTCTTAAGCTCCAATTGCTCCGCGCGTCGCTTGCGGGTTATTCCGTAGGATGCTGAGGACTGCTTCCTCACCCTTTGCGCTTTGCAGCAACTGTTCAGCCTTGGCTTCATTATCCACCACTACAACTTGTGGAGCTGCTACGTTCACTGTCGGAGACGCTACGTTCACGCTCGGACCACCCATCGCATTCATTTGCTGTCTTGGTACGAAAGTACCTGCTGAGTCGGGTATGAACGCCTCTGGTTGTGCTCCGCTACCAATAAGAACCGGTTCCCCGGCTGAACCTCGCCCACCAGCATCGGCTGCTCCTCCTGAGAAGAAGCTCCCGACCAAACCTAAGAGGCCTCCAGCTCCGCCGCCTCCTCCTATACCACCCAAGGAGCTGAATATCTGCTTCGTTAGCGCTTCGGAAGCCATTTGACGCAAAGTGTCCACGAACCCTGCAAGCATACCCTTTAAGCCGGTCTCGAATGGCATGAATAGGAACTGCTCGAAGGCCTTGCCAGCTGCTTGCCCAGATTGCTCTGCTACATCCATAGCAGACTGCCCAACCTTATTGGTAGCTGACGCCAATCTCTCTGCCGCAGCGTCTGATGCTCGACCGAATGTCTCTAACGAGATAGCTTCCATGTCCAGGAGTTCGTTCAACCGCTCAATCTCATCGGCAAACGCCTCGGTCGGTGTCCTCAGCTCTTCAGTCAGTTTCCTTCCCTCTGTCATTGCATCGCCTGTCTCTTGCAGGAGTACTAGCCGTGCTTCCAGAGTAGCGAGTTCGTCAGCACTCAGAGTGATACCTTGGAGTCTCAACTCCTGTTCAACTTGCATCAACTGATTCTGAATGTTCCTCTGTTCATTGCTTAGACCCGTGAGAGCAATTTCCTTGTCCAGCTCACCCAGAATGGTACTCAGAGGATCAAGCGTAGCTTCAAAGGCCGCCTTGGAAGCGTCTATAATTGCCAGCCTTTCCTCACCAACAAGCAAACCAGCCTCCGTTAATTCAGCGATCTCCTCATTGATATCTGCAAATTCTCTCGCTGCTCGACCAGTTAGGTCGAATTGATCCTGTAAGGACCTGAGTTGCTGTGCCTGCTTCTCGGCAGCTGTTTCCGCGGCTGATGCACCACCTCCAGGAGCTTCTGCTACGTTAGCTACTTGAGTAGCCCCAGCTGCTCTCGCTCTCTCAATCTGAACCAACTCCGCTCCAGCAGCTGTTAACTGAGCAACCAGAGCCTCGGTTTCTGCTTGGATTAACTCTCTCGCTCTTTCTGCTGCAGTCAAGCCTGATAAACGAGCCTTCTCTTCAAAAGCTTCCAAAGCGAGGACCGCAGTATCCAACAGGGCTGCTGCTGCCTCCGCTGCCGCGGCTAGCTGTTCGATACTCAGTGCAGCGTCCTCTGCTGGACCAAGAGTACCAGCCAAAGCTGATTGGACATCATTGAGGCTCAGCTCTAAAACCTCAAGTCGGTTAGTAGCGCCACTAAAGTCGTCGTTCATATCTGATAATGCCACCGCCAAATCGTTGGCGGCTTCTGCACCGGCTTCACCCTTCTGAGAGAACTCCTGTAGGCGAGCTACTGCACCTTCTATGTCACCTTCGCCATCTCTGAACTCTTGTCTCAGCTCACTGATGATGCGTTTTAGCTCTTCGCTTGACGTATCCTCTCCGAATAAACCTCCTCCAGCAAAGGCTTGTCGGAACTCTCCAGACGTCAACTCCGCAATAGCTGATTGTGTAAAGTTCTCGACATCCTGCTGAGTCGCTTTTATCTCTTCCTGTAGAGTAGTAAGGTTGAACAGTAACTTCTCATTACTCAACCTACTGAGCTCTTCACTTGTATCTCTCAGAGACTCCTGATATGCATCCAAGGCCTCCTCAGTTTGGACAATAGCATCATCAAAAGCAGTTTGAGCGTCTGTCGCGCTTCTTGCAGTCTCTCTAAACACAAGGTAAGCCGCTACTGCTACCCCTATTGCAGCTGCTACCAAGAAGATTGGATTCGCTAGCATCACCACATTTAAGAGAGTCTGGGCAGCAGTCAAGCCACGAACAGCTTTAACTGCTTCGAGCACGCCTCCAGCAAGGCTAACCATACCAGTTGCAATCTTGGCTAAAGCCAGTCCTACTAGAGCTCCTGTTAATATCTGTACTGAAATTGCCAGGGCGTTAAACAGCTTCGCATTCTCATCCAGTGGATCGAGTGTCCCTGTCAAAGCTCGGAGCACTCCTGTTATTGTGTCAATAGCACCTCGTAGGGCTCCTGTCAATCCCGCATCGCCAGTCTGGAGAATAGCCTCCTGCATAACTGAGATCATGTTCCTGATTGAACCGTTCAGGTTGTCTTCCATGATCCTAGCCATCTCATCTAGAGCGCCAGTCGAATCGCCAATCTTCTCTCTCATCTCTTCCAGACGTGGAATTGCCTGAGTCAAAGCCAAGATTCCCACGGCGGATCTCTTCCCGAAGATCGCGGCCGCGTCGCCCGCACCAATATTCGCTTCCTTTAAGCTCTTGAGAATATCGATAAAGCTATTCGTAGTTGGATCCAAGTCCTCAATTTGTAGACCCAATCTACCCATGGCTGCCTCTGCAACAGGAGTCACGGCACTCAATTGTAAGATAGCGGTACGAAGACCTGCACCTGCAAGAGACCCTTGCAAACCCGCATCGCCTAAGACACCAACCGCAGCCGCCATGTCCTCAATAGACTGACCGGTACTTGCCGCGATCGGTGCGACGAACTTCATCGCCTCGCCCATCTGGCGGATATTGGTATTAGCGTTCGCAGCTGTCACAGCCAAGATATCCGCTACTCGCTGTGTCTCTTGCGCTTCAATGCCAAAACCTGACATAATATTCGACACAATGTCTGCGGCTTCAGCCAAGTCTAACATGCCGGCTTGAGCTAGTCGTAGGGCTGGTTCTGTGGCTGCCAGGATCTCGTTCGTATCGAAGCCCGCTTGGCCAAGGAATCTCATACCCTCTGCGGCTTCCTTTGCTGAGAACTGGGTCGTGGCTCCCAACAATCTCGCCTCTGCCGACAGTGCAGCGAACTGTTCTTCCGTGGCTCCCGTTACTGCTCTTACCCCGGACATCGCTGTCTGGAAATCCCTAATTACACCTAGTGTTGCACGTAAAACAAAAGCGCCACCTAGAGCAGTAAGAGCGCCTCTTACACTAAACACCGAATCCTTTAACTTACCAAAAGCACCTCGGGCTTTCCCAGTCTCTTGGACGGCGGCATCCCCCATGCCCCTCAGGCCTCGAGTCACCTGTGTGGTGGCCCTAACTGCCTGCTGGTTTCGGATCACGATATCGAGTCTTGCGACCTCCACTATCTCGCTCCTCCGCAGCTTTCTCTTTCTCGACCTCTAGTTCTAAGTTTCGCTTGTCGGTGAGCATCTTTCGGTAGTCGACGTCTACCCAAGTGAGGATTTTGAACATATCCTCTCTTTCGTCTGGAGTGGTTACACCGTACAAGTCGCATGCTGCCCGAACCTGAGTCGGTTGGAGAGGTACAATTCCGTAGGGGCTGGGTTCCCGCGCCACATTCAGCAGCCAAAACACCTCGTGGTAGAAGGCTGCTTGTGTACTGAGCTCGGGCTTGTTGAGAAGGGCCTTGGGAGTTTTCCCGGTCTCCTTCTCTAGCTCTCTCAGGAATCGTTCTTGCTCTCCCCACTTAAGCTCCCATCGGATTCGGTTGGCAAGTTTCCCCGGTTCTCCTCACTGTCCTGTTTCTTGTACGCCTGCATGTTATCAGCGTTCTTCGCCACGAAGTTCCTGAACTCCTTGTACTTGGTCAGGTAATCAATGGCATTTCCCACTGAATAGGGAACGTCCTCACCCTCATTCTCAAAGCCTTTCCAGCCCAATAACACGGTCTTAGCCATAACTTCAATGAGCATGGCATCGGCTGTTTCATCGTCAAGGAGTCGTTGCTGGAGGGATTGTTCGTAGACGCCCAGTTTATTCCTGAGCATTTCTCGGTAACGAGTGTTACCTGTTCTGGCGATTAGACATTCGGCTCCTTCTCCTACTGGGAACCATCGCCCTTCTTGTTCTAACTTATCATCGGTCGCAAATGCTTTATCAAAGTCCATTACTGGTTTCCTCTTAGGTGGCTACCGACTCGAGACTTGCCCGAGCCGTGATTGTCCAGCGTTACTCTATTAGAGTGCTGCTGGTAGTGCGTCAACGATTACAACGGCATCGTCTGCTTGGCTCCTTACTGCAGTATATTCCATCCCTAGGATAACGTCGTCGTTACCGCCTGGTGCTGTCGGCGACCCGCTCGTGAAGAAGAGACGCGGCAGCGTAAAGACCATGGAGTTGCCGTCACTATCCGTGAAGGTAAACGTCAGCGAACTCTCGGTATGGTCGATGAACTTCGCGAGTAGAGTTGCATCCTCAAAGTATACACTCATCGTTCCCGTAACATCGACGAATCCGTAGCCGATGTCAACCGAAGATTTACTACCAACTTGTGGCTTCTGTCGTAGGTTGTTGCCAATCGCAATGTCGATCGACCGGATGGCTGTTACAAGATCAATGCCACCTTCCTCGATGTTACCTACGTTCGTGGTAGCGTTCAGGGCATCTTGGATACCCGCTGGGATCTGGCTTCCTAGGACGGTGACCTGCGAGCTGACTCCTTCCTTACCCATGAAGGAGAAGACACCTGTTACGAGGGCTTGCGACTCTACGTTCAGGGTCATGTTACCTACGCGCATTCCCGTGAAGGACATGAACTGAGTGACATCACCGAAGAACTTCTCGATCACGAAGGACTTCCTGGCAAACCCATTCTTGAGGCGTTGAGCTGTCAGCGTTACGACACCAGCCGTCTCGATCGTTAGAGCGGTGGTATCCAGAGTAAGTAAGTTAGCAGAGATAGCGGTGATCTTAAAGACCCCGTTGCTCGCTGCTACATCCCAACCTTCCATTCTGATCGACTGGCCAACCTCAAGGTTCACATCCACCAAGAAATCGGTTGTTGCCGAACCTACAGTTGAAGACGTCTGAATTTCCAGATCAGTGAAGTTTCCTTTCGGTGTCCTCACCAGGGTCGTTCCGACCGGAGTCTCATCAGTTAGAGGAGTGACTGGGAATACTTCTGTGTCGACCACGATGAACACATCGGCGCCGTCCACCGTCGTAATGAGCATCCGACCATTGTTGATCGTATTGTCTATGAAGCCAGAGATATGAACGTCAGCACCAGCGATAAAGCCAGCAAAGTCAACCGCGCCGGCTACCACACTGATTCGGTTCGTAGCATTGATCGCTTCCAGATCACCCGCTCCGAATGTTCTCTCCAGTAGGTAGACGAAGTCGTTGGCGAAGGCTCCTTCCAGCAAGGATTCCAGATCTCGGAAAGCCAGCTCGAAGTTGATGTCGCCTTCTGCCGTGGCTCCAACCTCAGAGATCGTATCTCTCATCCTGTCTGTACGAATGGTCTCGGAAACGATCGTCGCTTTGTTATGAATGACAGTCTCGCCCGTCATCCGCAGTTCAAAGCCCTTCGGAGCTAACGGTGGCGGCTCGGGTGTAGCACCCCAGCAATCGTCATCTTCGATCGCATAGAATATGCTAGTTCGGTTTGTGTCAGCTGTTGCTGGAGGGCAAATATGCGGCATTTCTATTTCCTCACAGAGTGTTTAGTCCGTGGCGCTGATCTCTAAAGTATGGACAATTCACGTTTATCTGAAACCATCCATTATTCACACCTACTGTTACCTTCGAAGGGATGCGGAAACGTAGTAAGCCCGACTCATCTTCGCATATCTCCAGTCTCCTAAAGATATCGGCGGCTTGACCCGCCAATCGGAGCGCTGCTCCAGTTCCGGTTCTTTCCCTTTGGAACACCTGAATAATCACTACTCCACCGTATCGAGCCAAAGCTTCTTCATTTAAGCTTATCTGAGTGCCTTCTGCAGTCACAATAGTAAAAGCAACCCATGTCAGGTCGTCTTTTGGCTCGTCAAACGGGGTGTTCTCGAAACGAATCCTCGTATTCCCTAACGTAGGCCAGAGTGTTGAAAAGCGCTTTTCCAACACCTTCCGTTCATCATCAAATTGGTTTGTCTCAGCCATTAGACCCTTACTCTGGCACGGACTTGCTGTACGATCCCGGCCATAGCTGAATCAATCTCCGCTACCGTTGCTTCCACAAAACCAGCTGGAGCCTTATTGCTCGAACCCATGTTTAGTGCCCCAATGTACCCCACTCCATTCGACACATGCGTTTTTTGACCCAACCTGTAACCCAACAGAGACACGGTTCCATCAGTCGGCGCGCCTGACGGATTCCTGTATCCTTCTGGTTTTGGAGAAAAGTTCGGACTACCAATGCTTGCGTTCCATGAACCAGAAGCGCGGCCAGTCAAGATTGGCGTCTTGGTGGCTACTCGTAGGCGGACAGACTTTGTAGTCTCCACGTGTACGAGTACGAGCACTCGGTCCAGCTTCTCGTCAAAACGACGCAAGTCCTTTTTAAAGTCTGCTGGTGTACCAGCCATTACGGACGTCTCACCTGCAGAATGAAGAGTATCTTCGGTGGCGGGATCTTGAAGTTCATCACTTCCCAAATCTCTCCAGCTTCGTCGGTCACGGTATCATTAAGCGATGGTTCGAATGGCAAATCAAGTACCGCAAACGTCAGCCTCTTGTCACCTGGCTGCACGTTGTTTCCATCAATCTGACGCTCTTCGAATGAAGTGAACCAGGCCTTCAATGGAACCGTGACACTCGTTCGATTAGGGGCACCCGTCTCTGGGTTGTACGTTATGGCGCTCGCTCGAGCATACCTCACATTCTCCGCTATGGAGGTCATCTGTGCCAAGGCCTGCTTGGTGACCTGTTTTATATTCCTTTCTAGGCTCATTGCGGCTTACGAACAACCGTCTGCTTCGTGACCTGCAACCAGTTGAGATCCTTCCATGTCCCAATCGAGCGAAGAC